TCACTTCACTTCGAAACCAACTGCTCCTGATGATAGGGGAGTTGGATCAGTATTCCGGGGCAAGCGGAGCCACGGCAAAGGCGGTCGGAGAGGCCGGGAGGATCGCGCTCGAAACGATAGTGGTTTTGGGCGCAAACGTGGGATTTGTTTTCAAGGGCATCTACACCGAGATAACCGGAATAGGATCGCAACTCGTCGCCTTATCGAAACTGGACTTCGACGGATTCACCTCCATCGGCGACAGGATGAAGAAGGAGGCGGCAGCCGCAAGGAAGGAGCTTGACGATTTCGAGCAGCGCATCCTCAATCCGAAGAAGCCCAAGGAAGAAGCGATCGCTACAGATAAGGGTGCGGCAGACAGGCTGCAATCCCTGCTCACTGAAGCTCAGGCACAAGCAAAAGCGGCAGCTGCGGCAAAGGCTGCTGAAGCTGCGGCAAAGGCATCAGCGAACGCCAACAAGTCAGCTCTCCAAACGATGCAGGACCGCCTCTTCGCCAGCCAGAAATTATCAGAAGTAGAGAGGACAAATCTCGATATTCAGATAGGCAAGTACAAGGATTTAACCGCGGCCTCTAAACAACGGTTGCTCGAAATGGCAGGTCAGATCGACGCCAACAACGCGCTGAATGAAGCGCAGAAGGCCCAGCAGGAGAGAGATAAACAGATCACGGAAGAGGGTATAGCTCGTTTCAAGGCTTTGCAGGAAGCCGGTGCTGCTGTATACGCATCAACCCGCACGGATGCCCAGCAATACTCTGACGAGGTGATCCGGCTCAACGATCTGCTGGCTCAAGGGGCGATCACCCAGGACACCTACAATCAGGCCGTCCTCAACGCGCAGGACGCGTACCAGAAGGCATCAGGACAGGCCAAGGTTGCCGGAGAAGAAATGTCGCAATACGCGATCCAGGCGGCCCGGAATCAACAGACCGCCTTTGCGCAATTCCTGTTTGATCCGTTTCAAGATGGGGTCAAGGGCATGGCTGCTGGATTTCTCAACGCGATCCGGCAGATGGCGGCGAACGCTGCTGCTCAGCATATTTTCGATTCCCTTTTCGGCAAAAGCGGTGGAGATGGCGGACTGCTCGGCTCTTTATTCACTTCCGCTATAGGCGCATTTACCGGAACCAAGAAATTTGCATCAGGTGGCGACTTCGGCGGCGGGCTGCGCCTGGTCGGCGAGCAAGGCCCGGAACTGGAAGTGACCGGACCTTCCCGCATCTTCAACGCTAATCAGACCAAGGCAATGCTGAACGGCGGCGGCGGAGACACGATCATCGTGAATAACAATTTCTCCCTCGGAGTGCAGCAGACAGTTCGCGCCGAACTTATCGCCATGATGCCCGCAATTCAGCGCCAGACAGTTGCGGCAGTCGCTTCTGCAAAGAAGCGAAATAGATTCGATGGTGATTCATGACAATAACCTATCCCCTGGCATTCCCATCGCTCGGCGTGGCCTCTGTGCGCATCACGCAGAATGCAGTCGTAGCTGTTTCCAAATCTCCCTTTACTGGGACAGAGCAGGTTCAGGAGCATCAAGGCCAATGGTTTGAGTGCGAGATCAGCATCCCCCCGATGTACCGGGCAGATTATGCGGAATGGGATTGCTTCTTCCTGCAGCTCAATGGCCGGTCGGGCACTTTTCTGACAGGCGATTCATCGTACAGAGTTCCGCGTGGCACCGTTGCAGGAACGGTGCTTATAAACGGCTCCCACTCTGCCCGATCAAAAACGCTTGCAGTAAAGGGTATGACAGCGGGAACTACGCTGCTCAAGAGCGACTACATCCAGCTTGGAACCGGCTCAACGGCGCGGCTCCATAAGGTCATCAGTGACGCAACTGCAGACGGTTCAGGGAATGCAACTCTAGACATCTGGCCAGCACTGACCACCTCCTATGCAAACGGCGATCCAGTGACCTACAACAGCCCGGTCGGCGTATTCCGTCTGACCTCAAATCAAATGGCGTATGAGGCGAATCCAGGGATCATATTTAGCGGCATGGTCTGCGCAGCCCGGAGTGTCACCTGATGGCGCGTGACCTCACTACAGCTCTCGGCAACGCTCTCCAGGCGGAGAGGGTTCAGCCAATCATCATTGCAAAAATCAATACCTCTGGCGGCGATGTTCGGGTGTGGTCTGGCATTGGCGATATCACCTTCGCTTCGGAAATCTATAACGGCGTCGGCAATTTTGGTGGAATCAGTGAGGTAGAAGAAAACACAGACCTTGGAGCGGCCGGCATTACCTTCAACCTGTCGGGCGTGCCCTCTGAGATGGTTTCCATTGCGCTCGGCCAGATTCAGAGCAATCGGCCTGCAACGGTATGGCTCGGTGCCCTCGATCTCTCCACAGGAGCGTTGATAGCCGACCCTTACCAGTTGTTCACCGGGTTTACCGATGTCCCAAGTATCGACGAAGGCCCGGAAAGCGCAATCATCAGCCTGACTGCTGAGAATAAATTGATTGATCTGGACCGGCCACGCACGCGGCGCTACACGACAGAAGATCAGCAGATAGACGATCCCACCGATTTGGGCTTCGACTTTGTGCCAAGCCTCCAAGACGCGGAAATCGTGTGGGGCAGGTCGTGAGGCTCGAAAACTGGCCATCCCTACTTGCCGCTTTCTTGGCGGATGAAAAGCCCTTTGCCTGGGGTTCTCGGGATTGCTGTTTGTTTGCTGCCGATGCTGTGCTTTGCATTACCGGACTTGATCCGGCTATCGACTTTCGTGGCAGATACAAGACGGCCAAGGGCGCGGCTCGTGTGCTGAAGAAATATGGGGGTCTTGAGGGCGCTGTTGAAGTAATTGCGCTAGATCACGGCATGATGGAGGTTCCAGTTGGGTTGGCTCAGCGTGGAGATGTGGTGTTAATTGATTCTCCGCGCGGTCTGGCGCTGGCCGTGGTCAATCTTAAAGGCGGCGTGACAGCGCAAGGGCCGGATGGCGTTATCCATCATGATATCCGCGTTGCCCATCGGGCCTGGAGGGTTGGTTAATGCCGCCAGTCGTTGCTGCAATTGCCGCAATCGGAGCAATAGAAGCTTTTACCATCGGCGGGATTATCGTTACCGTTGGTGAGATTGCGGGGTTTGTGGCATCAATCGGGGCTAGCTTTGCGCTTAGCGCGGTATCGCGGGCCATCACCGGAAAACCCAAGCAAGGTGGATCAGTTAGCTTCCAAGACCGCACCCAGGCAGTCCGCCAGCCCATCACGGCACGGCGTGTCATCTACGGCGGCCCGGTTCGAGTCTCCGGGGTCTATACCTTCATCCACTCTACCGACTCCAACCAGTACATCAACCTGCTGCTCACTCTTTCCGGCCATCAGATTCAGTCGATCGATTCCGTTTATTTCGGGGATGAGCTCATTCCCCTGGACTCGAATGGTAATGCGACAGGGAAGTATGCGGGATATGTGATCATCAAGAAGGGCCTGGGCAGCACGGCAGGGGATTCCGATCTGCTCAGCGCTATGATGACCTATTGCCCTGGGGTGTGGACCTCCAATCACCGGCAATCCGGATGCGCCAAGCTTTACGCACGCCTGAAATACAGCGGCACCCTGTTCCCCAATGGCATCCCGAACATCTCCTGCATCGTCAAGGGAAAGCTGCTTCTCGATCCGCGCACAGGCCTGACAGAATGGAGCAACAATGCAGCCTTGTGCATTCGGAACTACCTGAAAGACTCGACTTATGGCCTGGGTGAGGCGAATGTCAATGACACAGTGGCAAGTGCATCGGCGAATGTATGTGATGAGGTCGTAGGGACATTGACAAGGGTTGGCGACTTCTCCGTCTACCAGATACCAGCTCCAACAGTCGCACCCATTGCCAAGCAGAATCTGATCAGCGTGCCCTCTGGTACTCCGGCGGCCGGCGTCTATAAATACGCCTTCACCTTTGTAGATGCTGCTGGAGAGACGGTTCCTGGACCTCAAACGACTTGGTCGCAGAATCCCGCTATCTGGGGAGTGGCGCTCTCTGGTATCTCAAAAGGCCCGACAGGCACCACGGCAAGGAAGATATACCGCACCGCAGCGGGAGGCTCGCAGCTCAAGCTGCTGGCCACCTTGAATGACAACACCACGACAGACTATGCCGACGCCACGCCGGACGGATCGCTGGGAGCCAATGCGCCAACCTCGAGCACCGCGTTGGTGTATGACGATATCCGCGTCACGGGCAGCAAGATTGTTCTTTCCACGGGAGAAGCAGTCGCGCTCACCACTACCGGCACGCTGCCGGCGGGCCTCTCCGCTGCTACCTATTACGTCATCGATACCGGCAATGGTTCCTACTATCTGGCGACGAGCAAGGCGAATGCCCTGGCAGGCACCTACGTCAATATCACGGGCCTGGGGAGCGGCACCCATACCCTTAATTCCGCCTCTGAAGTGCGCTACACCTGCAACGGGACTTTCGATACCGACGAGAAGCCCAAGGATGTAATAGGGAAGCTCCTGACTTCGATGCAGGGCAAGGTTACGTATCAGGGTGGGGAGTGGATCATTCTTCCGGGAGCCTATCGTTCCCCCACTGTGACGCTGGATGAGAATGACCTGGACGGGCCGATCAAGGTGACATCCAGGATAAGCCGCAGCCAGACATTCAACGCCGTCAAAGGGGTTTATATCAACCCCCTGGACTTCTACCAACCAAATGACTTCCCGCCGATCACCAATGCCACTTATCTGTCCGAGGATCAGGGTGAGAGGATCTGGAAGGACATCGAGCTTCCCTTTACCACTTCCGGATCCATGGCGCAGCGCATCGCCAAGATCGAACTGGAGAAGGCAAGGCAGCAGATCACGACCACCTGGCCCTGCAAGCTGACCGCCTTCCGGGTGCAGGCAGGTGACGTGGTCAATCTCTCCAATACCCGCTGGGGATGGAGCGCAAAGCCCTTCGAGGTGACCAACTGGAAATTCGCCATACGGGACGATAACGGCGTGCCGCGGCTGGGTATCGATCTTGTCCTGAGAGAGACGGCATCCGGCGTCTACGACTGGAACAGCGGGGAAGAAACCGCCATTGATCTGGCTCCGAATACGACTTTGCCGGACCCGTTCACCGTGCAAGTGCCCGGCGATCCCTCCATCACGGAACTGCTCTACCAGACCACCGGAAGCGCAGGGGTGAAGAGCAAGGCCATCATCACCTGGGGCGCATCGGCAGATGGGTTTGCCGACAGCTACCAGCTTGAATACAAACCGGCGACTCAGGCCAATTGGCTTGTCAGGACAGGGATAAAAGGATTCGAGACAGAGCTTATCGATCTGGCGCCGGGTTTCTATGACTTCCGTCTGAAGGCATTCAATTCCATAGGCGTGGACTCGGAATATACCAGCGAGGTGCGCGTGAACATCGTGGGGCTGAGCGCGCCGCCTGCCGCAGTGAGCAGTTTCTCTGTCATTGCCTCGAACGGTTACGCCTTGGCATCGTGGGCGCTGTCTCCTGACCTGGACGTTCAAATCAACGGCTCCGTAATCATCCGCCACTCGTCCAAGACCAGCAGCGCAGTTTGGGAGGACGGAATCATCCTCGAAGAATTTCCTGGCGGCGCAGTGCAGGGCATCGTCGCGCTGATTACCGGAACTTACATGGCGAAGGCCAAGGATTCGACCGGCAACTACTCCACCAGCATGACCCCATTCATTGCCACTGAGGGCATGACCACGGGATTCACTACTGTGGCGACCAGCACTCAGGCCCCAGGATTCACCGGAACGAAAACGAATGTGAGCGTCGTGGGATCAGTTCTCAGGTTGACCGATCCGGAAGCGAATCTGGAGGGAGAGTACGAATTCAACGGCGTGATTGACATGCTGGCAGTCGCAACTCGCAGGATAGAAAGTGACATAGATGCCCTGTCTTATGTCGCAACCGATCTTATAGACTCCATGGGCGAGGTCGATTCTTGGGCCTCAATTGACGGCGATAGCGTAGACGGCTGCGATCTTACTCTCTACATGGCGACGACGAATGATGACCCCGCCGGAACCCCAACATGGAGCGCATGGACCCCGTTCAGGGTGGCAGATGTCACCTGCCGTGCAGTTAAATTGAAACTGGCTTTCGTGAGCGACAGCGTGACAAACAATATCGATGTATCCGTTTTGACAGTACACGTTAAAGAGGCCAGCTAGTGGCACAAGAAGATTATTCGATAGCAAATCAGGCGGGCGCGGCATTTCGTACTGACTTGAATAACCATCTCGCCGCCATAGTCAGCAACAACAGCGGCGCGACGGCGCCCTCAACGACATTTGCCTATGAATGGTGGGCCGATACAACTACGGGACTGCTGAAGATTCGCAATGCCGCCAACTCCGGATGGGTAACAGTCGGCACTCTCTCAGCAACGAACTTCGGCCTAACTCCTCTCGCATCGCCGACATTTACCGGCACACCTGCAGCGCCAACGGCGACCGCTGATACCAACACAACGCAACTCGCTACCACCGCCTTTGTGATCGCTCAGGCCGGTTCAGCTACTCCCCTGGTTAACGCGGCTACCGCTGTAGTTGGTACGAGCAAGAGATACGCCAGACAAGATCACGTCCACCCCGGCCCTGGCCTCGCAGCTTCTCAAGCAGAAATGGAGGCGGCAAGCAGCAACCTCGTGACTGTTACTCCATCCGGCATGAAGTATCACCCTGGCGTGGCGAAAGCATGGGTAGCGTTTAACGGCACAGGAACCGTCGCGATACTGGGGAGCTACAACGTCAGCTCGATTACAGACAATGGAACTGGTAGATACACGATCAATTTCTCATCTAATTTCTCATCGGATACTTATGTACCAGTGGGGTTTTGCACAGACGATGACAATACCGGCGCAACGATTCTGACACGTAATTCAACTGACACCCTGACAGTATCTGCCTGCGCAATAAAAATAATTGCGGGTGTTGGCGGCGGGGCTGTCGATTCCCCCAGGGTCTTCGTAGCGTTCTTTGGAGACTTCTAAGATGCAGATCATCTATACAAGGCCAGACGGCGGAACATCGGTAATTACACTGGCAGATAAATCTACCGTTCCGGAAGCGGTCGGCATGACGGATCAGCAGTTTGCAGAATGGGTCAGGGACAGGAGTGTTCCTGGCGATGCAACAGACGTTTCAATAGTCTCGGCATATACGCCTCCAGAGGTCATTCCAGAAACGCCGGCACCATCAACTATCACCATGCGCCAAGCGCGGCAGGCGCTGTACCAGGCCGGCCTTCTTGACCAAGCCAATGCCTTTATCGCTGCCATACCGGGATCGGACGGAGATAAGGCGCGGATCGCTTGGGAGTATGCCGGGGATGTGGAGCGGGCGAACCCGCTTGTCGCGCAGATAGCCGCATCTCTCGGACTATCTGATCAGCAAGTAGACGACCTTTTTACGCTGGGCGCTTCTTTGTGACCGGCATAACTTTTTACAGGAGAAGACGAATGAGCGACGATTTTGAAAATGGGCTGGCTGATTTGGCGGCAAAAAGGATGAAGCAAATTGCTGAGGAGAATGCCAAAGCCGATGCCAAGGCTGACTCTCTGCTTGACAAATTGAAGGCTTCGAAGTGGACGGCAATCATCGTCGTCGGGTCAATCATGATAGTCCTGCTGGTTTGGGGTATTTCCGTCGCGGTTGTGGGGTAAGCGTGAACTGTGAGACGGAAGAGAAGAGGCGGCGTGGCCCGTCCACTTATACCCTCTCCTTCAGCGGGATCATCGCAATTGCCGGATTGGCTGCGTCAGGCGTCGCCACCTACAACGCGGTGCAGAATGATATTGCCAGCCTCAAGAGAGGGGAGTTGTACCAGGAACGCACCAATGAGCGCCTCAGCGACGAGATCAAGTTAGCGCGGGCCGAGCAACGCGAAACGATGAGGGAGTTCAACGAGAAGCTGGACAGAATTATCGATCAATTGCCAAGGAGAAGATGATGCGATCAATCATGATTATCGCCGCCATCATTCTGGCGGCATGCGGGGAGCCTCCGATAAAGACGCAGGCATTGCCGCAGCAACAGCCTCCAGTTTCCCCGACTATCGAAATCACCGCGCCGCGGGAGCCGGAAGCTCCGAAAGTGAAGGAGCATAAACCGAAGGCTACTCCTGTACCGGCTGTGCACCCCTGCGCCGGCATAGAGGCGGACGACCTGAAGGACACCATCAGGGCAAAGCTGGAGTGCCTGGAAGAGCATGGATGACCTGGATCGCGCCTCCGAACGCGAAGAGCTGGAGAGGTCTGCCGCAGCAAGAATGAGAAAGCCTGTCCCGAAGCATTACGGCCGCTGCCTGAACTGTGATGAGCCAGCGGCAGGCGCTTTCTGTGATGCCGGCTGCCGGGAAGATTATGAGACGTACGAGCGGGCCGCAAAAAGAAATGGCCTGAGACGAATCGAGGAAGAAGAATGAATCTGAATTTCGTTTGGAATTGGAAGGATATTTTAGCGGCGGCATGGAGCGTGAAAGTAACGGCCCTTGCTGCTTTTCTCGGCATTGCTCAGCAAATGATGGCGCTTGTTCCATCAGGTCTCGTCGGCCTGTCTCCTGAAACATGGGGAGCATTTGGCACCGTGGTCGGCGCTCTCGGCATCTTCTGCTCGGCACTCGTGGTCCCGGTCCGGCTGATCGATCAAGGGTTAGCAAAATCGTGAAACTTTGAAAGTTTTTCAGGATTTTCTTTAAAACCTAACGAGACTTTGAAAGAACATGATTAAACCATCCCCAACCCAGATACGCACCACTATTGCGACGATGGTGCTGGCTGCCTCGACTCTGGTGGGGATTGCGACGAAAGAGGGATATGTCGAAGTGGCGAAGCCTCCTGTTACTGGAGACGTCGCCACCAACGGCTTTGGCTCGACTGATGGGGTGAAGCTTGGCGATCGCACTACTCCGGTGCGCGCTCTGCAAAGGCTCCTCGATGAGGTAGATACGGTCTACGCGCAAGGCGTCCGCAATTGCGTGACAGTTCCCTTGTTTCAGTACGAGTTCGCCGCATTCGTGAGCCTTGCTTACAACATTGGAGTCGGGGCGTTTTGCGGCTCGACGTTGGTAAAGAAGCTCAATGCCGAGGATTACGCTGGCGCGTGTGCCGAGATCAGCAAGTGGAATAAATTCAAAGGGAAGCCGCTGCTCGGTCTTACCAGAAGGCGGGCGGAAGAGCGGGCGATATGCGAGGGCAGGGGTAATGGCTAATTCCGTCGAATTCGACAGAGCTAAAACCCCCGAATTCGAGGGAGTTGGAATTTACGGCCATCCAAAGTTGCTAGCGCTTCTCAAGAAGATGCAAGAGGTCAAGCCATCCTGTTACGTGATAGAGAAAGTAGGGTGCGTCGAGCGAGTTTATAAGGTGACGCCGAAGTGACCGAGATATGGGATTTGCTCGGCCATAAGAGGATCCGCGACACCTTAACGATTGAATGGCTTTCCCCAGGAGTCGGATTAGTCCGCTTTCTCTACTCTGGTCCTGCCGAATATCCCTATCGCGGAGTCGTGAATGTTCACATCACCGGCGATGAATACGAATTCAAGGGCATGGTTTTTCATGCCAAGAATGATGCCATCACGTTTGCTGAGAATCGCGCCATAAAACGCTATCTCAGAGACATGGGGCTAGTAGGCAAATCCCGTCGCCTTAAGAATGGGAACGTAGTAATGAAGGTGTATGGCAATTCTGCCAAAACAAACTGTGGAGAAATGAAAATGTCCGGAAAAGTTCAAGAAGGTCGGTTGCTGGTTAAGTTGGCCCTGTCTGCCGAAAATGCCGATGGCACGGTGTTTGCCAACCACGGTCATGAGTTCAACATGACCAGGGCGCAATTTGCCTATTTGCAAGACAGCGTCGACAACGGCACCATGGCCGATCTGAAGAAGCTGCGCGACGACGAGCTCGCGAAAGCCGCAGCCTAAGCAATCGGCATAAAGGGTATGTGGGATGACCTCATTTGTGGCGGTCCCTCCGTTTGCTCAATCTCTATGCAACGTCAGAGCGATTTAAGCGATTTAAATTAAGGGGTTAAGGGGTAAGTAAGGGTGCCAATAATTGCTATTTATGCCATTGTCGCAGCCGTAATCTTCTCGGCCGGAT